CGAGATTCTGCGCGATCGACTCGACCGCCTCGTTGTCGTCTGGGAGCCGCGAGCGCTCGAGTGCGTTACTGAGCTCGATGTCGTTGACCGAGACGTTACGCCCGGCGTGGACGTACGTCGGATCGACCGGACTCTCGAGGAAGCCTGGCTCGCGGGTCCAGCAAACGCTGGTCGTGCCGGCTCCCGTCATGCTGTTCCTCCATCAGTCTGCGTGTGTCGTTTCATGATTATGGTAGTTCCTCGTGGCCCTGGAACACGACATCCGCCTCCCAGCGGTAGAAGTCGCGATACTCGTTGGACTGCGGGTCCTCGTTCGTCACGAGCAGCGTGTGATATTCGGTGTAGGGAACGTCCGTTTCGGGGTAGCTGCGGGATCCGAGCAACGTCCGTCGGATCTGCCGTTTAACCGTGGTGAACGGAACACCGTTCTCGCCATCGGGATCGACGTGTCCGTGGAGTCCGCGCTGCGCCGTCATCCCCTCGAGGCGAAGAGCGACAACCGTCTCGAGATCATGGTCGTACTCGAAGCCCTGGGGCTCGGTCGCCCGATCGGCCAGAGTCGCGCCGACGAAGACGCCGCTCTTGAGGTCCTCCTTGCGCTTGTGCATCGGCTCGTTGAAGTCCAGCGAGCCACCACCCTCGTAGACGCTACTGTCGTCGCGGTTGACCCGCTTGAGCGCGACCGGGTTGTCGTTACGGTTCGTGTAGCTATTCGCGACGTCGTCGACGACGCTGCCCAGCTGCTCGAGGACCCAGTTGACTTCCGTTGTCATGATTCGAACCTCCGACGGACGTAGTTCAGCGAGTCGCGGATGAATCGGGACTCGGGCAGCCCCGACGGTTCAGTTTCGGGCAGGAACACGCGCCACCCCTCGCCTTCGCGATCGTACTCCTCACGTACCCACTGCGGCGGGTCCTCCCAGATGAACGAGAGGACGTCTGCGTTCCGCGCCTGGACGACGTGGTCGACGGTCCCTCGCTCGAAGAAGATCGCCGGCTCGGGCCACCCCCAGCGGACGACCACGCGACCCTTACGCCTCTCGACTCGGGTCTCGCCGGCCTCGATGATCGTACCGACGTCGTAGTCGTGGCGCTGGCCGTACGCCTCGAGGAGATCGTGGGCATGGGCCTGGACCTCCGGCGCGATCACGTCGCGGGCTCGCTGCTCGACGTCATCCAGGAGCGCCTCCTGGAGGTCGGCCTCGAAATCGGATGCGAGCTCCATCAGCGGTAGACCTCGAGGAGTTCTTCGGCCGCCGATTCCATCGCCTGCTTCTTGCTCTCGGGGTTGACCAACTGGCCGTTGTCAGGGATCCCCAGCGCGGCCTCGTCGTCGATCAACAGCTTCGCACAGGCTCGCATCGCGACGGCCTTGCGGACGGTGTCTGGGATCCCCTCGTGACCGTAGTCGAAGGTGACGTAGACGGCGTTCGAGTACGAGTCGAGCAGCGGCTCGTCGTCCTCGTTGAGCAGGTTCTCGACGTCGAGGTATAGCTGTGAGACGCCCCCGTTGTTGATCCGGAGGTAGTAGTCATCCCCGAGTGCATCAGGCCACGTGCCGCCGCTGTACTCGCTGCTCCCGGCCCAGTCCTCGTAACCTTCCGGCGTCCGGACGAGCAACTCCGTGATAGACTCGGCGTCGCGACGGTCCAGTTCGATCCGAGTGTACGAACCTTGCCACGTTTTCGGCGTCGTCGGTTCACCAACGAGGTGGGCCCCGCCGGTCGGGATGTCCTCCTCGTCGTCTCGAGTCTTCGGCCCGGTCGGGAGTAGTTCGTGGGTATCCTCGTCAGGCCGCGTTGAGACGTACCAGTGGCGCGAGAGGCTTTTCTCGAGCCACTCGGTCTGGGCCGTGATCGCGTCGACGACGATCTCGTTGTCCTTCGACACGAGTTCGCCGGTCAGTTCGCCCTCCTGCTTCGCTCGACGGACGTCGTCGACGGTACAGTAGCCAGTAGGCATTTAGATCACTCCGGGTTCGCCCGGACTTCTGCCGAGTAGGTGACGCCGTTGCTCGAGGTGATCGAGACCGCCTCGCACTGCAGGACGTCGACGGTGTAGGACTGGGTCTCCGAGAGAGTCCGCTGGTCGGCCTCGTACGTTCCAGCAGCGCCCTCGAATTTGATCGTCAACGTGTCATCGGCCGATCCTTCGAGATCCTCGAGGGCAACACAGACCACGGGCGATCGATACTTCGAGACGATCGACGAGACGGCCTCGCCGGCCGTGAGGCTCTCGGAGTCGGCGAGAACTTCGCTTGCATACCAAGCAGGCATGCGTTACCCCTCGATCTCGGCACGGCGGACGCCGAGCGCGTCGTAGACGCCGGCGCGATCCTTGCCGTCCTCTTCGTTCTCACGAAGCGTCTCGAGGTGGTCGTCCCACTCGCCGGTCTCGAGCTCGGCCTCGATCTCGTCGATGGTGAACTCACCGGGCGCGGTGACAACCGAGTCCTTCGTTTCGTCCTCGGTCTCGTCTTCGGCTTCTGCTTCGTCGCCGGTGAGATCATCTGGCGTGGGAAGCTCTTCGGCATCCTCCGCGCCGTCGACGTACTCGAAGCTGCCGACGTCCTCGACCAGGTGCTCGGCCAGACCCGTGGAGACCTCGCCCTCGTCGCCGGGCTCGAACGTCACGCCGCCGGTGCGATACCGTCCACCGTCAGCGGTGTAGCGTACTCGAGGCATCGTTAGGCACTCCCGGTGGCGACGACGACCCAGCCGCTGGCCGTCCCGTCGATATTGCGGACGGTCGCCGTTGCGCCCGCTGCGGTCATGTTAGCCGGTCCGGTTCCGACGAAGTCCGCGTCGGTGAACGACAGCGTCGGCGTGTTGGCCCCGCCGTTGTGAACGACGGTGACCTGGCGTCCTTCCGCTGCGGCGTTCGAGAGGTCGACCGTGTTCGTCCCGTCGGCGGTGACGGCCTGCACGTCGGCGTCTTCGGCGACGACCGTGTCCGCCGCGTTGGCGGGTGCGTCGGTCGCCACGTTGCCGGGTGCGCCGTCGTTGAGCGTCTCCCCGTTCTCGTACCGCCGGCGGATTTTTTCGTTGGTAGTTGTCATCTACGGCCCTCCTTAGACCTCGATTCCCGAGACGTGGACCGCTGCCTCTTCGTCCTCGATCGCGAAGTCGTCGCGAACCCGCATGAAGTAGCGAGCGAAGAGGTCGTTCTCGGCGACCTTGTCCGTCTCGGTGAGGACGCGAATCTCGACCTCGTCGTAGAGGCCGTAGACGAAGTTCTGCGGGTGCGTGAAGACGGCCGTGTCCTCGGGCCACGCAGCGACGCCGACGACGTCGTACGAGAACGGCGTAATGTCCTCGTCGCCGAAGATGACGGCCGAGCCCAGCGGATCCTCACGCTCGGTCAGCGCCATCCGGTACTGCTGGACCTTGTTCTCGTTCATGTAGACCACGGGCTCGAACCGATCCGAGCGCAGGTACTTGTTCGGCATCGCCTGGATCGCCTGGTCGAACAGCGACGTGTCGACCGGCTGGGCGTTGCCGTTGTCGTCCGTGTGGTCGTACGTGCTGGTGTCGGTGGAGTTCGAGAGGATCTTCAGCCAGCCGTCGTTCTGGTTGAGGAAGTTGTCCCCGCTGGACTCGTCACCGTTGATCCCGAGGTCCTGCGTGTCGACTGCGAACTGTCGGGCCAGCATGTCCAGGACGATCTCGTCGACGTTGTCGAGCGTGTCGTCGACGGACTCTCGAGAGAGGTCGTACGCGAGCGTCCCCTTCTCGACGTCGAGGCTGACGGCGTCGGTGTTGACTTCTCCCGAGCCGCTGTCACCCTCGTTTTCGTCGGCGCCGCGTCGCATGCGCTCGCCGACGCTGATGCGGGGCAGGTCCATCTGCGGCCGCGGGAGGTCCTCCGTGCGGGCCCCCTCGAGCATGGTCGCCGAGTCGACGACCTCCTGGTACCAGTCCTCGAAGAGATCCCGCGGCAGGACGCCACCGGCCATGTCGGTCGTGTCGAGCTTTTCGACTGCCTTCTCGTTCTGCGTTCGGGTAGCGTGAATCGTCATCGTTAGTTACCTCGAGCCTTCCGCGGGTCCAGCGTGAAGCCGCCGCCCTTCTCGCTCCCTTCGCCCTCGACCTTCCCGATCTGCTGCGAGTCGGTACCGGTCTGCTTCGAGATCGCGTCGATGCGCGCCTCGAGGCTCTTCGCCCACTCGGGCTTGTCTTCGCCGTCGTCGTCGAGCGCCTTCTCCTCGATCTCGTTGATGCGTTCGTCGAGGTTCTTCGCCCACTCGGGGGCATCAGCCATCGGGGCGTCGCCGGCGCCGGCGTCTTTCTCCTCGCTCTCGAGGTCGTCGATACGGTCGTTGAGAGCCTTCGCCCATTCAGGAGCGTCGGCCATCGGGTTGTCGTCGTTAGTCATGTCAGTAGAGTCTGTGTCGTCCGGCGTCTCGCCGCCGGCAGCGGATTCAAAAGGCGGTCCGTCCGTCCCTGCGCTGTCTTCCTCTTCGTCCTCATCGGGATCCGGCCAGTCTCGAGCGGTGTGCTCGGAGAGGTCGAAGGACGTATCCTCGCGATCGGTGAAGCGCGTAATCCCGTGATCGACGCCGGCGTCCTCGAGGACGTCCGCCGATGCGTCGATCGCCGCGAACAGGTTATCGCGGTTGCGGGTCGAGAGTGTGCGGCCCTCTTTGGCGATCGGGTTCACCTGCAGACCGGACGCGCCAAACATGGTCTTCGCTGCCTTCGCGTTCAGCGTGTCCATCTGCTCGACGGTGTTCCCTGTCGCTTGCTCGAGGTCGCTAACACTTCCGTAGATGCTGACGTGTGGCTCGTCCAACTGATCTGGGAAGACTTCGTTCCGCCAGTCGACGTACACGTCGCTCTTTGGGAAGTCGACGCCGATCCCAAGGACCTCGTCCTCGTAGTTTTCGGCCTCGTCCTCGGGAGCGGTGACGCGGAAGACATCTGCCTCGAAGTCGTCTGCATCTTTCTCGGCGCCGCGACCGTGGTCCGGGGCCTCGGACGTCTTCGTCGGAGTGTCGTCATCGGACCCGGCGCCTGGGAAGGCGTTGAAAGCAGCCTTCCCGATCCGCTCGAAAAAGGACTGCTTCCCTGGCTCGCCCGCCCCCTCAACGTCGATCGCACTGTTGAGGGTCTCCCAGAGCTGATCGGCGTCGTCTTCCGACCAGTCTGGATTGCGTTCGAGGGCTTCCTCGACGAACCCATCGCGGTTGCCGAGGTGATCGGCTAGCCGCTTCTCGGCCTCAGCCTTCGTCTCGAGGACTTGCGCGTCGGGGACGGCAGGGATGTCGACGCTCGAGACCTCGCGGATGGTGCCGCCGGCCAATTCCCAGACGAGTTCCTCTTCATCGATCTCGTCGGGGACGTCGACGTCCTCGAGCTCCTCTTGCTCGTACGGGCCGCCCCACTGAACCGCGATCGCGCCGATGGAGAACGCCCCGAGGATGTCGTCCTTGACGAGTTGCCAGAGGTCGTCGTCGTTGAACTTCCACGACTGGATCCACGCGCCGGCCGGGGCCTCCTTGCCGCCGATCTCGGTCGCTTCGTCGAGGACCTCGTTCCGCTCGAGTTCCATCCAGTCGGAGGGCCAGACGGCGTGCATGAGGCCGCCGTCGGCCTGCCCGACCTCCATGAAGTCGCCGAACTGGTCGGCGAACCCGCGAATGGTGTCCTCGCGGGCGAAGTCGAACTGCAGGTCGACCTTGTCCGGCACCATCACGATGCCGGTGGCGATCTGCTCGTCGTCGTCCTTCGCGACGAAGTCGACGCGCTTGGTGAGCTGTTCGTCCTTCTTGTCCGTCATGTGTCAGTCCTCCTGTTCGTCATCGTCGTCGGCGTCCGCGTCGGCGTCCTCGAGTTTCCGGGCTCGACCGGTGGAGAGGACGCCACGCTTCTCGCCGCGCTGTTTGTCGCTGTTGGTCATCGTGAGAATGTCCCGGTCGGGCCTCGCTCGCACGGGGAGTCGGGGAGCTCCCGTGCTCACGGTCATCGGCATCAGCAGTTCGCGTCAGCTGCTACAGTGGGATGTCGTCGGGGATGTCCCCCGATCCGGGACTTGGCCCCTCCGGGAGACGATCGTGGTTGTTCGTGATCTCGAGATAGCCGTACTCGAGGCGGATGTTGTCGTAGTGGTAGCTGCCGTGACTCGAGGCGCTGGTGAGCGCCTCCCAGACGGCTGCCGGGACATCAACGTAGACGTACTGGGAGTTCTGGCCCTCGTCACGCTTGAACGACAGATAGAGTTCCCGCTCCCCAAAGTCGTAGAGCCCCTCATTCAGATTCGAGCTGCTGAACTGCGTTTGTTCGAGCGGGTCCTTTGTCGCGACGCCGTCGACGACGTCCAGGTCAGCCTCGACATCGGTCCAGTCGCGCTCGCCGATCTTGTTCTCCTCTGGCGGGAGTTGGTCCTCGAGCGATGGTTCGTCTACCCCAGGCGGCCCCTGACGGCCGCCGGGTTCCGCGAGCAGGGTGTTGCCGTCAGTGGGATGGTCGTCGGGCAGCGGATCCCAGCCAGCGGCCTCTCGAGCCTCGTCGATCGTGACCGCCCGGCCCGCAGCGTCGACGCGGTTCCGGGCCACTCGAGCGTTCTTCTCGGGTCGGTCAGCGCCACGGAGTTCGAACTGGATCGTCCAGTCGTCGACGCCGAGTGCGGTCTGGTGGAGGATCTTGTAGAGACGGGCCTCGAACTTTTTCTGCTCGGGTGCGATGACGTCCTCGGCGAACTCGCGGACCTGCTCTTTCGAGTTCGACCGGTTCGAGGTGTCCGTGACGTTGATCAGGATCGGCGGCACCTCGTGAACCTTCGCGATCTCGTGTTCGTTGCGTTCACGGAACTTCTGGAACTCCATGTCGAGATCGTCGCGAGAGCCGACCGGCTCCAGTTCGATCTCGACGTCGTTGCCGTCCTCGTCGTTCAGGTCCGTTTTCTGCTCGAACTCCTCGACCTCGAGGATCGCCGTCCGGTAGCGGGTTCCCTTCAGGTTGTCCATCAGGTCCCGGAGTTCGTCCTTCGAGTCCTCCGTGAGCGTCCCACCTGTGACCTTCACGACGTAGTAGGGGATGCCGTGGTGGTCGAAGAGGTCGTGGTTCCACTCCTTCGCCGCCTGGTCGGCCCCCATCGTCTGCATGGCCGCGACCCAGTCGGGGATCCCGTAGTACAGCGACAGCGGCGACGGGTTCTGGATGAAGATGAGTTCATTCGCGGGATCGTTCTTGAGTTCTTTTGCGCTCGAGGCAGTCTTCCCGGTCTCCCTGTCGACGAAGATCGGATCGTCGCCGTAGCGGTCGACAGCCTCACCGAAGTAGCGTCGGCGGCCCTGGCGGACTTGGAGGTAGCCGTGGCCGCTCTGGATGACCTCCTTCTCTTCCCCGTCCTCGGTCTCGATCTTCTTCGTCGTCTTCCGCACCCGGACCGTCGTTGCCGGGACGTGTGCCAACCCGATCGGCGTGCCGTCGCCCTCGGCGAGGATCTCGAGTGCAGCCCAGCCGACCCCGTGGTAGTCCTGTCGAGCGAGTTCGAGGACTTCCTCCGGCGTCGATGCGGCTGTCCCCTGGGGCCCGATCTGCCAGCTCGAGGTGGCTCCGTGCCAGAGCGTCTCGACGGCATCGTGATCCTCGCCATCTGGATCCGGGTCATCTGCCTGCGGGTGGGGCACGATATCGAAGCCATAGCCGACCTCGTACCGAGACTTCTTCCGAACGCAAGCCTGGTGGGTCTCGTTGATCTCTTGGAAGGCAGCCAGCGTCTCCGGGTTGTACGGCGGCTGGATCCCGAGGCCGGCGTCGATCGCGATCCGACGCTCGTCGAGTTGCGTCGTCTCGCGGGCCTTGTCCATCGTCTCCCCGTTGCCGAGTGTGTCGACCGAGAGCGATACTTCAGAGGTCTCCTGCGTCTCGTCGGTTATGTCGTCGCTACTCATGATTTGTCTGGTAGATTAGAGGTAACTGACACCGCTGCCACCGTCGTCCTGCTCGTCATCATCTTCATCGCCGGCGTCGCGATCGTCGACGTCGTCGAGCGCACCCATCGACTCGAGCCGGCGGAACCCTTTCTCGGCCATGTACCAGCTGGCGATGAGGTCCGGCGTGTGGCCGTGCATCTTCCCATCCCGACGCTCGAGGCTCTGCATCGCCGTGATGAAGTCCTCAGTCGGTCGGTGACCGCGGTGGAAGAGGATGTAGCCGTTGTCGACGAGCGTTCGGATGCGAGGGATGCCGTTCTCCCAGCTGTGTTTCTGTCCAGATGTCGTCAGCCCAGTCACCTTCGCCGCCAGCTGGGCGTCGAACTCGATCGCGTCCTCGGCGACGTAGGACTGCATCCCGTTGTCCTCGATCACGATCAGTGCCGGGTCGTACCGCCGATCGAACTCGAGGAGCTGATGTTTGACCTCGCTGGGTTTCATCCCCGCCTCGGTGTGGGCGTCCAGGAGGCGACGTCGACCGTCGCGCTGGAGCAGCCA